GGACGCTTCCCATATTGGAAAATTCAGCAAACATTTTATATTAGACTATATTATAAACACAATGTCTTCAGACTTCTCCACAGTTTTAGTAAAAGATGCGCGTCTAAGCGGAATCACAGATCAGTTAACATATGCGGTTCAGTCGGGTGCTTCCTCAAATACCTACCAAGAATTCAATGCTATTGGTCCGTCCAACTCCCAGTTAGCATTCAATATCCAAGTTCCATCTGAAAATGTAGTTGTAAACCGTGAAGTCTTCTTAAGGGCTACAATTAAATTCACCGTGCAAGTTGCTGCCGCCGCTATTGCTAGTGTTGAAGCTGCTAATGCCCTTACACCAAATCGTGGTGGTATTGGTGGTTTTGCGTTAAATGCTTTCCCGCTTAATCAGCTTATTAACACCGCTACCGCGCAAATTAACAACACAAATGTAAGCGCTAATACCCAAGATATTCTTCCAATTTTACTTCAATTAGCAGACCAGAACGATTTATACACCTATAATGATACTACCGCGGTGTGTGTTGATCGGGTCGTATCGGAATACAACAGTGTAGCTGCAACTGCTTCTATTCATCCATTTAACAATATGTTTAATGCTACCGCAGATGGTGTTGTTCGTGGTCGCGGAATTCCACAATTAAAAGTTATGCATATTAAATCATATGCTGGAGGATCAACAAGTGGTACAGCGGTAGAAGGTAATTACGGCCTCGGTAGCTCAACACCTGATACTACTATATTCGAGCTTGCTTGTCAAGCAGAATTAGTTGAGCCTCTTATTGGTTTAAGTCCTTTCACATACGGCAATAACCAGTTTAACAAAGCTGGTCTTGTTGGTGTAAATTCCATGAACATAGTTCTAAATATTGATGGAACTTTAAGCCGTCTATTAGGAACTTCGGCTCTTGTTACTGCGGGTTCTGGTTCTGGTTTCACTGTTAAAGCAGGTTGGACTACTGCGTCGGGTGCTACTGCTTCGTCCACACTATTTGATAAGGCGTCGCTATTAGTCAATTTCCTCAGCTCCCAGCCAACCGATCTAATTCCTGCGCGTAATATTGTGCCGTATGTAGACCTCCCGCGCTATATCACATCGGCTACTGGAACTATTGCGACGGCTGCTTATACTGCGGCTGCTACTGGTGGAGCTTTCAAACTTACTCCAGCAACTGCGTCTATTACTTCGTCCAATATTCAGCTTAATCAGCTTCCTGATTACTTCATTATTGCTGCTCGTATTCCTCCAACCAATCCTACACTTTATCCATCGGGCAAAGCGATGAGCGCTGCCCCAAGTTTCCTTGCGATTAACAGCATTAGCGTCAATTTAAATAACACAAGTGGGCTCCTTGCATCATGCTCAAGTTCAGACCTCTACAGAATTTCGGTGGCTAATCATTCTAACCAGACATACTCAGCGTGGTCGGGTGTATTTCTTGCCGATGCTGGTATTACTGATGCTGGTGTAAATACACAACCAAAAGAATACCCTTCAGTTGGTTCGATTCTAGTGCTAAACCCAGCGAAAGACCTCTCATTACCAGACTACTTAAGCAGTGGCTCATTAGGCAGCTTCAATTTCCAATTCCGAATTGAGGTGTCTAACTACCACGTATTAACTGCTTTCACTCCTGAAATTGTGGTTATTGCGGTCAACTCAGGAATATTTACAACCATTGCTGGTTCGTCAAATATTTTTACTGGCCTACTAACAAAGTCGATGGTTCTCGATGCGAAAAAAGATGGTGCGGAAGAACCAATCAATGCTGTCCAGTATGAGCGTCTTGCTGGTGGAATGATGCCTAACTCGTCGGCGAAAGAATTGTCTGTTGTAAAAGATTACAAAAAGATGAAGGGCATGGGTGTTCGCTCTGGTGGTGGAGTTACTGGTGGTGCTAAAATGGATCGTTTCGCTCATTTAACAATGTAAGTAGTTAATATGGGTGGGTGTCCTTCCTTCCTTCTACCTTCCTCCCTTATTTTTACTCTTCCTTATAAAAGATTTTTTATTTTTATTTTATATTTTTTATTTTATTTTATTTTAATAAGATAAAATAAAGGTAGAAGGGTAGAAGGTGGAAGGAATAAGATAGCTAACACCCATCCATAATTTAACTACTTAATCCACAGACTAACAACAGCATCGGGTATTAGCCTCATATCACGACTGGCTTTCATAATCATTTCAGTAAACTCGGGTAAGTTCATTTTCATTTCTTTAGCCATAATGATTCGTAAACAACACCACCTACCGCATGTATTAATATCTGGTTTAATACTTTGAAACCCATGCTTATTAACAACATATTTATATGGAGATCGTGCAACTAAATGTTTTAAATGGTTTCGTTCCTGTCCTAGTAGTTTATTCATTCCAGCAGCAATAAAATTCCTTTGTGGTTCTATACCTTTTCCATACGAATCATAATCCTCAATGATACCATTATATTTTAAAATTAAAACCCAATGCCCTTTATTCTTCATTTGTTCTACAAGAATAATACGAAAATCAAAAGGATTTGGTAATAATTCATCAATACTATTATAGTTAGCTAACTGTGCATAAGTCATGACTTCACTCTCAATACCTGATCCAAAGTATCTTTCCACATCTCCATCGGTCATAGGTATTTTTATGCGTTCATCAAGAGCTTCAAAGTCAATGTGTTTAGGAATACGAAAATCCATTATATATAATAAATTATATTATTTTTTTAAATTACTTTCTAACTTAAAAAAATACTTTTTTTATAATATATATAGTTATTATAAGATGTTTTCAGACGATAGAGTTAATATACCAAATGGTTCTATAAGAACTGCTAATCTTGTTAACAATGCTGTAACAGGAATAAAAATAGCTTCTAACTCAATCAATTCAAGCCATATAATAGCACATTCTATTTTAGGAACTGATATAAGCTCAGGAACAATAGACATAAGTAATATATCTACTAATGCATTATTTTATTTGAGAGATACATCACTTAACTCAATCAATTCAAGTCATATACAAACTGGGAGTATATTAGGAACTGATATAAGTAATGAAACAATTGATTTAGATAATCTATCTATTAATGCAATATTTTATTTGAGAGATACATCACTTAACTCTATCGATTCAAGCCATATAATAGATAGATCTATCTTAGGAACTGATATAAGTAATGAAACAATTGATTTAGATAATTTATCTGCTAAAACAATATATTATTTGAGAGATACATCACTTAACTCAATCAATTCAAGTCATATAATAGATGGATCTATCTTAGGAACTGATATAAGTAATGGAACTATTACAAGCGATAAATTAGCACCAGGAGTTATTATATCAGGACCAACAGGACCAGCAGGAGCAGATGGAAAGAATGGTAATGATGGAGCAACTGGACCAGCAGGACCCACAGGACCTAAAGGAGATACTGGAAATACAGGACCTAAAGGAGATACTGGAAATACAGGACCTACAGGAGCCATAGGACCAACAGGACTAACAGGGTCAACAGGACTAACAGGGTCAACAGGACCAACAGGACCAACAGGATTAACAGGACCAGCGGGAGCAGATGGAAAGAATGGTAATGATGGAGCTACAGGACCAACAGGATTAACAGGACCAGCAGGAGCAGATGGAAAGAATGGAAATGATGGAGCAACTGGACCAACTGGACCCATAGGACCAACAGGACTAAAAGGAGATACTGGACCAACTGGACCCACTGGACCTAAAGGAGATACTGGAAATACAGGACCAACAGGACCAACAGGACCAACAGGACCCACAGGACAAACAGGACCCACAGGACAAACAGGGTCAACAGGACCAACAGGATTAACAGGACCAGCAGGAGCAGATGGAAAGAATGGTAATGATGGAGCTACAGGACCAACAGGATTAACAGGACCAGCAGGAGCAGATGGAAAGAATGGTAATGATGGAGCAACTGGAGCTACAGGACCAGCAGGACCTACAGGACCTAAAGGAGATACTGGAAATACAGGACCAACAGGACCAACAGGACCAACAGGACTAACAGGACCCACAGGACAAACAGGACCAGCGGGACCAACAGGACCAGCGGGACCAACAGGACCAGCAGGACCAACAGGACTAACAGGACCAGCAGGAGCTGATGGAAAGAATGGAAATGATGGAGCAACAGGACCAACAGGACCAGCTGGACCAACAGGACCAACAGGACTAACAGGAGCAAATGGAAAGAATGGTAATGACGGAGCAACAGGAGCAACAGGACCAGCAGGACCAACAGGACCTACAGGACTAACAGGAGCAACAGGACAAACAGGACCAGCGGGACCAACAGGACCATCTGGAACAAATGGTGCAACGGGATTAAAAGGAGATACTGGAAATACAGGTGCAACAGGACCAACAGGACCAGCAGGACCAACAGGACCAACAGGACTAACAGGACAAACAGGACAAACAGGACCAGCAGGACCAACAGGACCAGCAGGACCAACAGGACCAACAGGACCAAAAGGAGATACAGGAAATACTGGACTAACAGGACCAACAGGACCAACAGGACCAGCAGGAGCAAATGGAAAGAATGGTAATGACGGAGCAACAGGAGCAACAGGACCAGCGGGACCAACAGGACCAGCATCAACAGTGGTAAATATTGCAGATGGATCAATACAAGGAATTAAACTAGCAGACTTTTCTATTAGTAATAGTAAAATACAAGATGATAGTATTGATAGTCGTAAAATAATAGCAGGTTCAATTTTAGGAACTGATATAGCAAATAATCAAATTGGAGTTAATCATTTAACAGGAGCAGCCTATTTAGATTTAACAACAGCACAAGCAGAAAATAGCATTAATAGTAGTCATATTGTAAATGGTTCAATTACAGGAAGTGATATTGCTAATACTACTATTACTTATGATAAATTAAATAGTAATGTTACTTCATTAATTACTAATAGCAATATAAGTAGAAACTTTATAGGACAAGGGGGAGGAGGTACTAGTACAGATTTATTGATTCCAATTGATTTACTTAATAATGAGTTTGTAGATGTTGATGTAACTATTAGATTTGTAAATTCATTCAGTGGGGGTAATAGATTATGGTCTTTATTTTATAATGGTTCTTCTTATTATAATTGGAAATTTTGGAGATTTACAGACCAACCTCCTTATGCTAATCCTTGGATTGACACTGGTTTTACAGGTATGACGATGTATGATATGGAAAATAGTGCTTATTGGAGAGCAGCCAATTTAACAATGAGATTTTATAGGGGTGATATAGG